TTTGGGTAATATGCTTTGGTTGGCCGCTCACCCGCTAATTTTGGTGCAACAGCCCTTTCTCCAGGAAGCCTCATACATAAAGTAAAGCCCAAATCCCGCAATACCCAGCTTTTTGCCGTGGAACTTCACAGTATTTCCATGCTTTTAACACATTTGGCAGGTACACTAAAATGCAGCAAAATCCATAGTCCAGAAATTTTTTATAAAGAAAATAGAGAGGCAGGAAACCCGGATGGAAGAAAACGAGATCACATCCCCCTTTGTGGAGGATGCCACCACCCCCGATACGGACAGCACGCAGCCCACGGCCTCGGCACCCAAACGCAAAAACTGGTTCCGCCGCCACACCAAGCTGTGCGTGGCGGTTGTCATTCTGGCGGTGGTTGCCGCTGTTGTGGGCAGCCAGCTGCGTAAAAGCAAAGCGGCCGCAGGCGCTTCGGCAGGCTATCAGTATGTGCGCACCACGACCCTGAAAACCACCAGCCTGAATGACTCCGTTACCGTGAACGGCACGGTGAAATCCGGCGATGAAGCCAGCGTTACCGTGGCAGATTCCGCCAAAACCTACAAGGTTGCCACCGTCAATGTGGAGGTGGGTGATACTGTGCAGGAAGGCGATGTGATCGCCACGCTGGACACCACCGACCTTGAAAAGCAGATCGAAAACGCAGAGCAAAGCTAC